CTAACCTATCTGATTGTGTTATTACATAACTTTGATAAAAAGTAGCTGCGTTAGTTGCGTCTTTAGGTCTAAATTTACCTGTATCTAATAACATTTTTTCAAAATTAGTTTTTATTTTGCCAACACTTTCTGTAAATTTATTAGTTTTGTTTTCTTGTTTTTCTGTTATTTGTCTTGCTTCTTCGTATAGTTTTTGACGGTTAGCTTCAAAATATGTGCTTTCTGCTTTACTAAAATCATCTTTATCCCAACGTATATGTTGTTTTAAAAATCCATCAAATTCTGTACCTGCAAGTTTTGCTGCGTATTCACCTGTAGGTATAACAATATCCTGTCCAACTAATGCACCTGATTTATTTAATTCTTTTATTTGATTTGCTATATTAGGTGACACTTGTTCTATGTCTTGCATAGTAATGCCTTGTTGTTTCATTATTTCAACAACAGCTTGTGCATCTACATAAGCATTTGGCTTTCCTTTATCGTTGCCTAACTCTTGTGTTAAATTTTGATATTCTGTAGCACTTCTTTTTTTTAAAACACTTGCTGAAGAATTTGTTGATAATTCGTTTATAAATACTTCATTTTCTTTTGCCTTTCGTACTTTTTGTATATCACCAATAAACACAGGGCCACTACCTGCTAAACCAACTAAAGACATACCTTGCATACTTCTTATAAAAGTAGTTGTTAATCTATCTGCTATTTCTGCCCGACCACTTTCAGTTGCAATTTTTAATTCTAAATCTGTATCGCTTAATGCTACTGCTAAATCACGACCTAAAATATTTGTGCCTTCTTGTGCTACTTCAGTTAATGATTCAGCCAACATATTATTTAAAAAATAATTTTTAGCAAAATTAGTTAATGAAGTTTTAACAGTAGGTTTTGCTAATTTTTTTGTTAATTGTTTTGTTGTTTCTTTAATTAATGCCTTTCTTATAGGTTGTGTAACTGCACCTAAACCTACAAATTCAAGACCTGCATTTACTAAACCAACACCTGTAGCAATATTTCTAGCAGTTGGACTATCTAATTTTTCTTCTAATAAATCAAGGTACATTGAACCACCTTCTATGGCATAACTATCAAATGCCATTGATCCTAAAAATCCAACAATAAAACCACCTTTAGCTGTAAATATAGAACCCGGCCCT